ATGATCACGCATGTAGTTCTCCTAATAAAGTGTTATAATTTAGTGTATATGATGTATTTAGAAAATGCAAGAGGTATGGTAAAATTATTTTGTAATAACCGAACCTAATACCTGATGCGCTTTTGATGTAACTAGTATTCCGGGTCGACGAGCTTCTATTAACAGGATACATTCCCAATTAGTGGTATCGGGCATTAAGTCTTGTATTGATGTAATTTCATATCCAATATTGTTAAATAATTTTTGTATTACTAACTTAGCAGCATAGTTAAAGTATTGTTGTTCAACTAGGGTATTAACTATACATGGATGGTTAAGCTGTATAGTACATACTAAATTTCCTCCTGGCCGCAATAAGTTTAAAAATGTAAAAAGATAAGAATTAATAAAACTAATATTGAAAAAATTTAGAAAATCACAACAGGCAATAACTCCAAATTGGTTCTGAGGCAGGGCATAAAAAGTTTGATTTTTATCTGCATATAATCGTAAACGTTTTTGATATTCTACGGGATAATTAGTAATTATGTCTAGTACTGAATTTTCTCTGAGATAAACTTCCTCGTTATTAATAGGAACAGATTCGTGATCTAATAGGTACAACGGATCAGCAGCCACCATACAATCAACCCATTCTTTTGATAACGGATTAACTTGCAATCCGGGATAATGCCAATCGCAATAACTTTTAATTTTAACTAATACTGTATCTAATGTAGTATCATTAAATAAAATTTTACCTGTGTTTAAATATGTTTCTAAAAATACCTGTATAAATTCGTTAGATTCGCATAAATTATTAATTTTATTCTTTTTAATTAGATCTGTTAAATCTGTAGTTACTAGACTAATATCTGTTTCAATTTTGTTAATTAATATTTTTATAGAATTAATACTATTATCTATATTTGTATTATTTTTATTTTTAAAAGATTTAACACTTGTTATCGTTAACTGCCGACTTTCTTTAGCTAATCTTTGACTTTCTTTAGCTAATCTTTGACTTTCTTTAGCCAATCGTTGACTTTCTTTAGCCAATCTTTGACTTTGCATACGTAAACTATTAAATTCGATAGTATTTTCTTTTAGGGTTCGCTGATATTTTTTTGCAACTACCTGTACTTTACCTGTGTAAACAATATCAGAGTCTATAGAAAATGCATCGTTGAATTTTTCTGTATTAACCAGTTGAACTAATTGTTCTTGTAATAAGATCAATTCATCTAATTTTTTCTGTAGATCATTCATTAGTCAAAACTAAACAATGCATCAAATGTAGTTTTAATGTCTGTACTTTCTGTAATATTCCATTTAAGCACACCAAGTAAGTTTTCTACTTTTTGATCAACAATTGTCGACTCCATTAGGTCATTGTCAAATGGCAAGTCCTTAAACCACTGTGGAATATGGGTGCCATCTGTTGGATAGCCTACACTAGTAAATCCAATTGGATTATCTTTAAGTTTACACACAATAGTCTTCATACCATCAACAATACTAATTGAATAGTTATCGCCGTGCATACGCTTTAGGTTATTCCAGTTCATTGCCGCACGTACATGACCAGGCATATTAGCACGACCTTCACGCTCTTCTGCTTTGGTAAACTTGGTTAGATTATTTACACGTTTAGGTGTACCTTTCTCCCATGCTGGCCTATCCTGGAACGCAAGTTTGAACTCACGTACCATATCAATAATAGCAGTCTTATCCACACCAGTAAGTGTTGCTAGTAAAATATCACTTAAGAAGTCTTGTACAACTTTAGGTGTATCACTACGCTTTAAGTCGAGGCCCATAGCTTTAACTTTACCCGGCTTGCCGTTTGTATCCATGCGTTTGCCATCTAAGTCTGTGATTAGTACAGCATAGCGTTTCTTCTTAATAAACAAACCTTTACTTGCTACAACCTCACGACCACCTTTAATTACACTGCCCATACTACGTGGCACATGAAACGCACGTTCCATCATTGCAGGGAAACTCTCGTTAACCTGATCTGAAATATCATCATACAGTTTAATAGCAATGCCAGCATTCCATTCCATATTACCTGCGGCAACTTCATCTTTAACCATTGGCCACGCACTAAAGTAACAGGAGTCAGTATCACCGTAGATAATAGCATCGCCTGTATGATCATACACCCCTGTGATACATTCATTAATAAATGCATCCATGTGTTTGGCAATAGTTCTGCCAGTAAGCGTAGTTGACTGCCCAATACGTTTGTCAAAGAAACGACAGCCCGGATTCAATAAGGCACCATACAAACTGTTCAAGTTAATCTTCTTAACCAACTGACGCTTGTCCCAGAACGCAATCTCTTCTGGATCTGTACATGAACGCATCTTAGCCTGTAGTTCTTTACGTTCAGCATACCAACGTTTAAGCAAGCCTGGAACAACTGCTTCTTTCTCAAAGCTAAAGATAGTACCATTTGCTGATAAGATCCAAGGTTGATTACTGTCAAATATTAACTTCCATACTTCTGCCGCACTGTGTACAGTACTTTCACCAGATGTTTCCCAATCGATGGTAAGTTCAACACCTTCCTTACCTTCCATAACCGCAGTATACTCTAAGGTAGCAAACAAGCCCTCCCACGCATCAGCGAAACTTGACTTATTAGCCATCTTTTCGTTAATATAATGGTCTGTCATTATTGGTCGTATCTGCCCAATAATTGACTCTGGACCCATGTTCAACGCACGAATCGCACTTGGGTATAGTGAGTTAATATCAACTGACCCAATCCAATCATGCATGCCTGCTTTAGGAGTTGCTACATAAGCACCCGCCGCTTGTGTATCGCCCATGTCGTCTCTGTTTTTACGATTGGGAACAATTAAGCCCTGTTGATGTGCTTCATTAATAATAGCCTGTTCAGTAACTGCTACAGCACCCATAGTTGTTTGTAGCAACACAGTATTATCATGCGCCAGTTCGTTAGCTAGATCTAGGAAGCGTAACTTCTTATCTAGTTTACCCAACAACATAGTATCCTGCCGGTTATAGTCAATAAACTTAGGAAAGTCTTTGTTGTATAGTTGATCTAGGGTACCTTCATAAGCAACTTTACGCTCATCTAGTTCATATTCACCGATAGCATCTAAACTATAACTATGTCGTTCTTCGTAGGTATATTTACGGTACAGTTGCATATAGTCTAAATGCACCCTACCAATCAAGTCAAAAGTAATGTTTGCGGCACCAAAACGTTCAAATTCACGCTGTTTTGGGTACTGACCCCATAGACAAAGACGTCGTGTGTCATCTTTACTTAACACACGTGTAACACGCCCAATAGTATATGGAATATCATAGCCTTCACTGTTCCAACCACTTAACACATCTGCATCATCAATTAGATTAAGGAACGTATCCAACATGTCTGCTTCACGTTCAAACATAAAACAGTTTTCATACTGGTCACATATTTCCTGTGCAGTTTCCCAACTATAGCTCTTGGGCGGAATAACTAGTGTAACTAACTTATCTAGCCAATCTAAGTAAACTGATATGGCTGTGATAGGATTGAATGGATCGCTGGTAGGAGCATACCCACGTGCTGGGTCAAAGTCTGTTTCAATATCCCAAAACGCAGTTTGTAGTTTGGGAGAATCAATACCGAGATAGTTATCTGATAAACAACGGAATACAGGATTGATATCACTTTCCCATATCCGCTTGCCCGATTGGATACGTGTTTCTTTATGAAATTCTTTACCTATACGAGTGCTGAATCGACTTACTGGAGTGTCATATACAGTACGATACTTGCCTTTAGGATCGTCCATGTACATGACATAATTTGCTGGATACTCGACATACTCGCGCATGCCTTCTTTTCTTTCTACAACATAGATGCGATCTTTTGCCCTGTCAAACAGTGCGTCAACATAACTCATTTACTCTCCTACCGCTTATGGCCGGTTAACCTTGTGCTTGTACGTAAAGTGTACGACTCTTTTATTGTAACATTAATAGCCGGTAATAGCCTACTAAATCGATTAAAAATATAGTTACGCTGGTCATTAATAGACCAAAACTGCCTCTACTTGCCGCTGAATACATACTGATAATTAATGCAGTAAAAAACAACGGATAGATTATCAATAACGGCACATCGGGCACTGTCAATGTAAACAGCATGGCTATTACAAAATTCAATGCCCAATTAACTGTTTCCAATATTAGTCGTACTGGATGGCTATGCCAATCGTGACGAATAAAATCCGCAGTCTTGTGCCAATCGATCAAAGTGTGCGACCAACTGTTTCTAAAATATCAGTAACAGTTTCGTGGTCTTGATTTGTTTCACCGAATTTAGATTTCTGTGCAATCTTAATTGCTTTCTTGAGCAGACTTGGTTTGATTTCTAATTCTTCGGCTACTGCTTTGATGGTATCGCTAAGTCCTGCACTCAAATCTTCTACTTCTTGTAGTACTTGTACGCCTTCGTTAACGATTTGAATAAGTTTTGCTTTTTGTTCAGCTGAAAACATTAATGCCATGATGTCATTCCTTTAGTTAAAAATATATTATATATGAATTACTTATCTGAGTCAAGCGTTATGGTTAAGATATTTTAATTGTTAATTACCGGTGGTATAAATATTATCATATAATATGAATAAAATTAATACTATAATTTCAGACCTAATAACTCCTGCGATTCTATTTGGATTAATTTATTTTCAGTCTACACTAATTTGGTATTCGATATTAGTATGTTGGGTAGTATGCAACTGCAACACGCTAATAGTGCATGAAGGGTGGGCACATCAATATATTGTACCAAAAAATAAATATCTTGGTTATATTTTAGATATTTTGGGACATTTTATTTCATCTCCGATACCAAAAGAAAAATATTCTATGAAAATGAACTGGAAGATCATGCACCAGTTTCATCATAAGTATTGGAAAGAATCCAACGATTTTGATCAGAATACTATAGATAATAATCATTGGTTAATATATATATTTTTCCCTGCACATATAAAAGATGATACTAACAAATTAGTTTACGATAAATTATATAACAAAACAACAAAAGAAATATATGCAGAAATGGACAACACTTCTGTTTTCATTGATGTGCATAGAAATAAAATAATATCAGTAATGCATATTTTATTTTTTCTATTATTGGGATTAGAAAATTATTTTTACTTCGTGTTACTTCCTGCTTATACGTACAGCCTATATCATAAGTTTTTTGGGGAAGTATTGGCGCACAAAAATAAACTAACTAAAAATGATGATAAAGACTATCCATATTTATTCTTTGTTTGTACATCATTGGCATATCATAATAGTCACCATCGTTATATAGGAATAAATTTAGGATCGACTTGGCAAAAATATGTAAATATTCAATTTTATTTTGTCAAGTTATTTTATAATATTAAAATTTAAATTTATTAACCTAATTTAACTATCACTAAACATTAACTAATCCTACACTTGCGTAGAACTTTGGTAACTGTGGTGAATTCTAAGGCCAAATCATCGTAGATATCTTCTACAGGTCTAACTACAAATGCACGTGTAACATAAGCAGATTGACCCATTTCAGCATAGTAAGTGTCACTAGGCCAACGACGCTTGTTCCATTCCATTGCGTTAATTAGTAAGCATTCGTCGCCTACATCTTTAAGCAATACTTTGCGTTGGGCTACTGGTAAGTTGGTACTGGCCATTAGTTTAATACCCACAGGTTCCGTATTAACCTGTGGTTTATCTAGGAAATGCGCAAATAAGTGTACAACGTATGCTTCTACATTGTGAGTTAGTGTAATTGAAAGCGATGTTTCTGCTTCTTTAATAAGCTCGTAGGATTCTTTAACGTAAGTTTCCCAGTTGGTCATTGCTTACCACTTACGGCATGACCAGTAACGTGCTTTAGTACGTGGTCCTGGGTTAGCACAGTTGTGACGTGCTCTAAATGACTTGCGACGTGCCGGATTAGATTTCTTAATACGCATGTTAGGATCACCAAAGTTTACTTTTTTGATGTTGCCTGTGCTAGGATCTTTAACGTAGACTTTAAACTTCTTAACATCACCCTGCATAGGTTTGCCTAAGGGAACTTTATGTCCATGATATTCAGCTTCATCTAGTTGTTCATCTTCGTTGTACCACAGTTCACCGTAGGCTTCAAAGAATTCATCACCATCATATGATTCTTCAATGGGTACACAGTTGTTTACACGTGTGTCACCTTTCATTTTAGTGCCTTGCTTTTTGTAACCTTTCCAACATTTAGCATCTAAACGTTGTTTACTTTCTGGCAATACTACAGAATCTGTAGTTAAATAGTTGGGGAATTTTTGGTTAAACAATCGCATAATAACGCCTGCTTCTGCATTGGCTTCATCTTCGATAGGGCTACCAGTATTGCCACTGGCACTAGTAAGTTGATTTTCTTGTCCTTGTGTATAGTGTACCATTTCATGTGCTAATGTGCGTAATATATCAACTGGATTTCGATTATCAACAACAACATAAATTATTTGTTCGTCATTTACGTAACGACCAAATGTTGTATCATCTAGTGATTCGACTAATTTAATTTTTGGAATGTGATCTAACTTTAAATGTGTAATAGCAATAGGCAAAAAGTCACGCAGTGCATCTATCAGCGTTGGCTTAGGTGGCCCTTGTTCAAACATTTCAAATAAGTTCATTATACTAATCCTGCTAGTCGACGTATAGTATTTATAGATTCGTTTGTTGTTGGCAGTGCTCTAACAGTTAGCGCACCACTTTCTAAGCCTAGGTCTTGTTCTAACTCACGTGCTTTACGATGGGCATAAACCATATCGGCACCTCGTATGTTCGACACTACACTACCATCAGCTTTAACCACTTCAAAATCTGTAGCAGTGGTCTGTGGCACTGCGGGTTCCAATGGTAATTCTTGTTGTACCGGAGTTGCACCATGCGCACTTGCATCACGCTCACTGTCGCTGATACCACGACGACGTAGTTCACGTTTAATAATAACTCTAAAGTAAGCAGTCTGTTGATCATTTAATACTGCGGTTGTGCTGACATTACGTAATACGTTGATTAGATCCATGTCACTCTTATCGGCTACATTGTCTAACCAATCACGATGTGCTTGAGGTAAACTATCACGCACTGCGTTTT